GTAACCCTGTTGGGGGGTGGTGGGCAGGCGTTGAAAACCGGCTCGCTTTGCCGTTATGCACAGCCTGTCCATGAGCCGTGCACATCGTTATCCATGGCAGCCTGGCAGTTGTCCAACGTTTGCATAGGTAAATAGCGGGTCAAGGGGCTGGCCCCTTGCAGGTACTTAGGGCAGCGCCCTGAGCCCCCGGAGGGACACTCCGCCCCGCCAGCATACCAGCCGGAGCATCGGCAAGGGTACCGGAGCCGGAGGCGGCCGGAACCAAGCACCGGAAAGGAGACTATCTTGTCACAATCAACCGTACTTACAGATACTTCCAAGTATGTCATGGACTTTACGGAGTCGGATGTCTCACAGTCCTTTCTGGACTGGCTTTTGAAACGTTATAATACTACACCGCTGACGATCAGGTTCCTGTGTAAGCAGACCGGCGGTAACTATAGTAAGGTCATGTCCTGGTATCACAGACGGTATCGTTACGAGCGTGATCTTATGGATTCACTTATAAACAATAACCCTTTTTCAAACACGGAGGAAAATCAAAATGGCTAATCGTGGATTAACAAGTAAAGCAAAAATCATGATCTTATTCGCAAATCAGTACGACATGAAGGACGAGTCCGGTAACAAGCTGACGGGCTGCTCCGTTCATTACCTCTTCTGGGGTGAAGATGGGGAAGCTGTGGCTTCCGAAGCAGAGTTTGACCCTACCAAGCCGGTAGGGGTGCAGCGTGCCAAGTGCTCTGTTGAGTCTGTGCTCCGGAATAAGATCGTAGTAGCTCCCGGGCTTTATGAAGGCACTTTTGAAATGACAACCGGCTCTGACGGCAAGCCTGTGAACCGGCTGCGGGATGTTGCTTTTATCTCCCATCTGGAGATCAAGCCGAAAGTCCTTCCCGGCTTTATAGTCCAGGGCATGATCCAGCCGGAGGCCGCTCCGGAAGCTAAGGAGCCCGGAAAGGCTGCTAAATAATGGAAGAGGTTGTAACCGCCTCCCCCGGGGAGGATTCCCCTTTACTTAATACAGAAGCTGACACGGTCTACCTTCCTGTCACCGTATCCGGTGGCAATGCGGAAGTGATAGCCGGCAGCGATACCGGTGAAGGTGCTGCGGTAGATTCTCCGGAAGGCAACAGTCCCTACACTGTTGTCTTCTCCGCAGATGCACCGGACTATTCCGAAGTTCTGCAGCAGATCCATCAAGATCTCCTGCAGACGAATCAATATCTGTCAGAGCAGGCCGATACCATGGCAGAACAGCTTGCAGTCTCCCAGGATCAGACCGTCAAGATCCAGGAGAACACACTGATGATATCTATTGGTATTGGTATCATTGCCGGGATGCTTATCATGCTGGGCCTGTGGAATGGGAGGAAATGATGGATATATTTACTTACGTGTCTATTGCATCGCAGTGTATGATCATCGGCGCCGTCTGCGAATGCGTAGCTATACTAACGGGATATGTATGTTTCTACATATTCCAGCTCATAGAAGGAGGAAAATGATATGCCTTTATTAACTGTTACTGCTCTTGCTGAAGCTGGTGCAGCTGCATCTTTCGATGTTGCCGCTATCATGCAGGCTGCTGTTACCAGCGTTCAGGGTGACCTGTTCAAGGTTCTGGGTATTGTGGTACCCGTTGCTGTCACCATTATCGGTGCCGGTGTTGCTGTCAGATATGGTATCAGATGGCTGAAGTCTCTGCGCAGTGCGTAAAAACTGAATAGTGATCAACCGGGAAGGGTGAGGAGCTGAAGCTTCCCGCCCTTTTTTGGTGCTGTAGGACAAAATTGCTGAAGGTTGATGCTGCAGCATGACTTTTGTCGGACAAGCTTTGTCGGACAAAATTGCTGCAGGTTTGACTCTGCAGTGTGACTTTTGTCGGACAAGCTTTGTCGGACAAAATTGCTGCAGGTTTGACTCTGCAGTGTGACTTTTATAGGACAAGCTTTGTCGGACAAAATCGCTGCAGCACGCCGGTGATCTCCGGAGATTTGTCGGACAGACTTTGTAAATGTAAAATTCGATTTCGGGATCATATGGTGCTGTCGGACAATTTTCCGGAAGAAATTTTCCGGAAGATCTCTTTTGTAGGACAAGTGTTTGTCGGACAAAATCAATGCAGCGCACCGGAGCTCTCCGGGACTTTGTAGGACAAGAAAGGTAAAGGTGGAGGAATGAGAACATGGTATCAGGATGACTATGTGGGTGGATTTATAGATGAAAATGGACATTTTGACGTCTGTGAAGAGTATAACCTCTCGGATGCAGATTCTGATAAATATGCTGTGGAAGTGCAGAACCATGATGGCTATTATGATTCCAACGGCAAGTATGTAGCTTTTGTGGAAGAGAGGTGATCATAGAATGGTAACTTATTTTGATGAGAAACATTGCAGGGAATACGGATGCATCTATTACGATCCGGATGTCATTCTCTGCTGCAAGAGAAATTTTAAGGATCCTGTTGATGGCATGGATGCCTGTTGTGAACCTCCGGCGGTTCAGGATGATGGTTTTCATGCTTTGTTAGATAAGACTTTTTCGTAGGGGGATAATGTTATGCAGAAAAGAATATCAGCGCTGTTGCTTGCCATGGTCATTGTGATCGGCAGTGTGCTGGGTGGAAATACATTGAAGGTCAAGGCTGCATCTGCAACTGTTGCTATGTCTCCGGAGCTTGCCGCAGAATTTTATATGGTATTGTTACAGGTCGCAGAGACTGCAATGCACGTAAGCGGTGCAAATAATGGATTTAATAACAAAGAAGCTATGGAAGCTATCGGAGATGGTGTTCAGGGGTATTTTGTTACCAGTATGTCTGAAGGTGTTGACTTTGAATTTCAGACAACCGATGGACAAACTTTTAAGAGTTATAGCAATTCCGGATATCGTGCTGGACTTGTGGAATATACGACCGCTGACGGTCAGACATATAAACTATCTGGAGACAAGTTTACCTCATTGCTCTTGAACGGAACAATTACCCTTGATCCTGATATATATAACGATACGGATGATGAACCAACCATAGATAAAGATGACGAATATGTGAAGAACATGAAAGCCATGTTTGATGCGAAGTGGGAAGAACTTAAGGAAATAGGTTTTGATGATGGATCAGGTGGTGATCCTACACCTTCTCCCTCTCCTGATCCGAAAAAAGTGTTTACTAAAATTGCACTTGTGTCCTTGGGTACTTCGCTGATTGCTGTGGCCGGTGCGTTTGTGAAGGATCTGTTTGAAGGGAAAGTGGAAGGGTTGGCAGCGGAAGATTATTATACTGACCAAGGTTATTATACTGGCTACACGTTAAATGATAGTGGTTACTATACCTATTATATTAATTACATTTCTAATGGACATAAATTTTACACTAAGGATGGTACTTCAGAATATAAATATGTTTGTTTTCGTATGGATGATGGAAAATATAGTTGGCTTTATAAATATGGTCCCGCTGATTCTCAGCTTGCATATATGTTTAATATTCTTTTCTACTCAGATTTAGGATATAGCTATAGTAATAACTTTTGTTCTAATGTCAGTTCTTTTTCGTCTAATCTTCCAATTTTTTCGTCAGAGGAGGCTGCTATCTCTTTTGCGAAAACAGGTGACTTGACCGGTCTTTTAAACGGTGAAGCCTATGACTTCCCGGATCTTGTGAAATCCGTTCCTGAAGTCCTGCAGCCATTAACCGGGACGAAGTTCTCTCCTTCCCTGCTTCCGGGAATCAATACTGCAGTATCGAATGCCGTGAAGTCCTTGCCGGAGACCAGCACGGACACAAAAGCTAATACGGAAACATACAAGGAAACTATGACTTCAACGATAACGGACGTTGCTCCCAAGACGGAGGTTGTCCCTCAGCCTTCTACAACACCGGGGACAGAGACCGGGGACGGGTTTGAAGGTGATTCCTACAAGCGTGATCTGAAGCTGATCTTCCCTTTCTGTATCCCTTTCGACTTTATACATTTTATTAAGGCGCTGTCTGCTGATCCGGTGGCTCCCTGTTTCAAGATCCCGATCAAGCTGGACTCCCTGGGAATAGATATGGTTCTGGAGTTAGATCTTGCTTGGATGGATCCGGTGATGGAGATCTTCCGGCTGGGGGAGCTTGGCTGCTTTGTGATTATGCTCATGGCTGCAACGAAAAAAATGATAGGATGGTGATTTTATGGCAGATATGCAGGCTTTACTCAATGGCTTTTTAGATCTTCTGATGAAGGCTTTTCCGACTTCTCCTTTTGCCGATACAATCGAGAAGTTCAGCAAACTGCCTTATCTTGGTTATATTAACTGGTTTGTACCTGTATCTGAAATGGTTGCCATCGGCTCTGCCTGGCTGGTAGCCATTGGTGTTTATTATCTCTACTCAATCATTGCCCGTTGGGCGAAATTGATCGAGTAATTAATAAGGGGGAATTATTATGATATCTTTGTACTCCGGGACTCCCGGATCCGGTAAGAGCTGCCATGCTGCCAGGGAGATTGCCCTCCGGCTGCAGCGTAAGGATTCCGTGGTAATCGGTAACTTTTACTTTAACACAAAAGCTGTAAAGAAATGTAAAGGAGTATACCTTTATGTCCCGAACCATCGTCTGGATCCGGACAAGCTGCTCCGGTTCTCACGTCGGTTATCAAAGCATCTCGGCCGCAGGCTCCGGGAAGGAGAGGTTAAAATCTACATAGATGAGGCACAGCTGCTCTTTAACTCCAGGGAATACGCTTCCCCGGATCGGTGTGCCTGGCTGTCCTTCTTCTCCCAGCACCGGCATTATGGCTATGACGTGATCCTGCTCGCACAGTTTGACCGGATGCTGGACAGACAGATCCGGGGACTGATCGAGTACGATTTCGTGCACCGGAAGATCTCCAACGCCGGAAAGATCGGTGCTGTGCTCGGGTTCCTGAGCCGGGGGAATATGTTCGTCTGTATTAAAAAGTGGTATCCCATGAAGCAGACAGTGGATTCCAACTTCTTTTGGGCGAAGAAATCCGTCTATGAACTCTATGATTCCTACAATCATTTTGAGTTAATTGACGAAAAAGCGAACAAAAAAGAGGTGCAGCGCATGAGACGGATGAGCGGGGTTTAA